AGTTCAACAAACTCCGTTGGTGTGACAAAATCAAGCAATGTTGATGGGTCAACAGTTTGCTGTTGTTGTCGCCGAGTCTTTGTTCGGTCTTCGTTGTTTCTTCTCATTTATACCTCTTTGTTAGTTGTTATTATTCTTCGCCATCTGGTATATATTCATCCAAACCAGCTTCCTTCCTAGTTTGATTGATGAACTCAATATCTGAGGCTCGCCCAGCATAGCCGGTACGAACGGACGGTTCGCTAGGGGCTCGATTTGTGGAATACTGTGTCTCTGGTTGAGTCACTGATGGGGAAGGGGTTGCTGGTCTATAGCTTTCATCGATGTATTCAATTGGAGTGCTAGAACTATCCGGATTTGGAGCGGACATTGATCCAAAATCGATTTGTGATTCTGGTTTTTGTATCGAATCATAGTTTGACTCTCTAGGTTGAAACAAATTACTGGTGCCAAGCCCTTCTGCATTACCACCACCGTCTAGAGTCCCACCTGCACTCAGTGCAATTCTACCACTTTGAGGTATACCTGCTGCATCTCCCAAGTTTAAATCTTGTGGCACATCTATGGGCCCATCATCTTCTCCAAAAGCACCGCCTGTCGCTCTATCAAATATCTCCTGATCGACAACATCGGAATTCTCCAATAAAGAACTCATAAACTTTTTATAAGGCTCTTCATCAATATTTAACAAACTACCGATGACCGTTCTATCCAAAACAGCCCAGTCGTATACTATTTGAAGTTCATACTCTGTGAGTGCGTCATCTTCATAGCTAAGATCGCCCCAATTGATACTTTTAACAATCGGATTTATAAGATACCACGCTTCATTGATAAGGCCATCCGGTGACACTTGATATATTGCAACTCTTTGTCTGACAGAACTAGCCGATACCATATCTATCTCTCCGGATAAACCTGCACCGAAAGAGTTGGCGATATTTGATGATTTCTCCGGACTTGTTATAGTTCTCCAAGTTGTATTTTCTCGATTAGTGGTTGTCAAGTCATCAAAAGTAATCTTTGTTGCTATATGGTGCCCATTCTCATTTTGATTTTGTCCTTGAGATCCAACGTTTCTATACATTGGTTCTCTTATTGAACTTCCGTCAAAATAAGGATAGGCATAGCCCGTATTGTTAAGCATTTGCCAAAGAAACGCCGATGTATCAAAGAATAATTCTTTACTGCCTCTTCCATTCATATCAACAAATTTAAGAGTCACCGGTTTCCATTTGGCATTTCCGGGGTAATTAAACGTATGATTTAAAAGACGATATTCTTTTGTCTCAATATCAACGGATGGCTTATTCAGCGATTTAACATTCGGCAAATAGAAAGCATTGCTAAAAACAACGACAAACCGGTTTTTAGTTTTCGGGTGTAAAGTTGGGGAAGTCCACCATGACATTTAATATCTCTTAGGTTGCAGAATAGAAAGTAGCAGCGTTTTCACCGTCAACTGTCAAACATGTTGCCCAATCATAACGAAGAACAAGATCAATTGTTGAAAGGTCATCATTTTCGTAATCAAGTTCGGAGAACTTAACTTCTTTGATGAAGGGATTTTTGAGGTCCCATGTTTCAAGTTGATTGCCATCGGCATCGATCTGAAGAATTTGAACAGCACCCAAAGAGCTTGTTGCTTTTGGTTTTGACTGAGTTGTAAGAACGTTAGCGTCGGCTGGAACACGATAACCAGAAGAACGGATTATCTGGTTAACTCTATAAAGAGATCCGGGATCAACAGGATCAACAAGAGTCATTGAGATAGTTTGCCACTCAACCTTTCCGGGATAGTAAAAAGTATGTCCCAAGTAAACGTGCTTTGATTCTGCAACTGTGAAGTTGGGTTTTGCAACTTTCTTTGCCCACCAAACAGCGGGTTCGGTACCTTGTATACCTGTCATTAAGACTTGAAATCTAAAATTTCTTTTAGGATCTCTGTCTGGGGTTGATGTCCAAAATGCCATTGATTTAGTTCTCCTATTCTATTATAACTAGTGGCTTAGGCGAAATCTGCGCCTGTTCGTGTGATTACAAAGTCGATTGCAATGTATTCAATTGCACGGGCTGGTTTAAGGAAAACCTTTGCGTACATAATGTTTCGATCGATAAGATCTGCTGTTGTTGTGGAGCTATCGAGAACCAAACGGTAATCTGTAAGACCAAACTTTGACTTAACATCTGAGAGAATTGGTTCTGCTTGAGAAGTGAATCGAGCCCAAGTTGAACGTACATTGTTGTCAAAAAGAATTCCTCTTGCAACTTTGCTGATCTCAGCCTTAAGATAAATCATCAAACGACGAACATTGATTCTATCGAGAGCCGATGGTGTCTGTTGAAGAGTCTTCTGTCCAAAGATAACAACACCTTCATTCGGGAATGTTGCGATTGGGTTGATGTTAACTTCATAAAGTCTGTCTCGCTCGGAAGAGTCAAGTCGTTGACGTGCTTGAATTACGCGGGGACCGGAACGACCTCCGAGATTTCCAAGACCACCTCGGTTAAATCCTGCTGGGGCGAACCAAAGTTCTGAACGAGCTTCTGATTGAGCCATTGCTCCAAGTCCTGCAACAGATGAAGGAACCCATACGCGCTCTCCGTTGTTCAAGTTATCTTGAATTTGAACTGCTGGGAAGTAAGCTGCTGCATAACTGGAATCAAGTTGACGATTCTTAAGATTTGTAATTGTATCGGAAACAGATCCAAGTCTAGTTGCTTGAGTATCTGCGAGGATAGCTTCTGCTGATGGTTTATAGTCTCCAACCAAGTCAATAACTGCCAACACATCCTTGCGAGCTTCCGCTGTACGTATGATTTTTGTCGTAATGATTGAATTCTTTATACCGGGAATAGCTATAAGGTTAGCTGGTACCGCCTCAGGATCAGAAACTGAATCAATGGCCTTATTCAATGAATATTGGAGGTAATTGGTTGTTTCTCCGAGAACCTCTCCGATTAAATCTTGACGGAATGGTTCTTTCTCTGTAATGTCAAGTCCATCGAATCCACCAAAGAGAGGAAGAACGAATTGCTTAACGCCTTTATTGAAGAGAGATTCCAAAGAGTTTCCTTGACCGTTACTAGTCCAAGAAGTACCAGCAGCCATAGAACCAGAAATCCACTTAACTGTATTTGAACTCTCAGTTATTTGAATATCATGGAGAGAAAATACGCAAGAGTACTCAAAATCTCCACTAGGATCAAATTGCTGTCCTGCATATGAAGCTGGTAATGGTCTCAAATAATCACAATAGTCAGGATCATGAAGTGTGGAGTCTTTATCAACTTTTGGATGGATACCGAAATGAACTTTATATGGACTAGAAGAGAAGCCATCGTTCCCATCGGCGCGTAAAGGGAGTTTAGGGAATGAGAATTTAATTGACTGGTGTCCATAGAGTTCTAGAGATTCGCCTGATGCGATAGTCCCTTGAACTGTTTGAGAAGTAGCGAAAGCTCCTGCGAATCCTACGCCGTCAAAATCTTTAAATTCTGCTTGACCATCCACAGATTGGAAACCTTTTGGACGACCGGGTCCTAGGAACCCAACAGGAAGATCATCTTCATTGTAATTTCGATAATCAGCAAACATTTTAATACGAACATAATCAGATACGTTTGGATGATCTCCATATGATCTATAGCGACGATCTGTTTCACTCCATTCCATGTACATATCACCTATACGACGAGCAATGAAGTTTGGAGAATTTCTATCTAGGTTACAACCAGAGTATTTTTCTAAGATTCCACCGTTGAGGTCCATAATTTTAACGGTGAAAGTTCCATATGCATAAACAGTTGGGTTTGTTGCTAGTTTAAGTTCTTCAATAGCTATGAGAACATTCTTTTGGATTTCTTCACCAGCATGAATACACTCAAAGCGGAAAAGTTTGGCAACACTAGATTCTCCGACGTATGCAGAATCGGAACTATCGTAGTTACGTCCAATTAAATAACCAGACTTAGCTTCAGCAGATCCTGTTCTCTGATATCCCCAGTTACCTGTTTGTGTTGTAGCAGCAACATCATCTTTATGAAGAGGTATCAAGGCTGCTACTTGTGCAGCAGAAGTTGTAGAAGTTACTTTGTCCTTCATGGATCTTTCAAAGCTTTCTCCAAGCCAATATGTCTTTCTATCACTAGTTGCGGTAATAGCAGTATTTACAAGTTGTGGATTTGTATTGAACTTTTTACGAATATAATCTCCGCTTGTTCGATCAAAATTAAATTTTACTGACTCTGTGGCCGTAGATCCACCAGCAGCATATACTTCAATTTCAAAGACATTGCTAGCACCAGCGGATTTAATAAGTCCATCGGCTACGGACGCTGCTGAACTGCCGTTAGCAGGGGTTCCTTTAAGAAGCAAGTGTCCTGTGTTACAATAAAAGATAGCAGCGAGAGTTCCCTCACCAGTGGCAACAGAGGCTGCAAGAGCGCCCGCAACCTCTGATTTAGCGGCGACGGTTAGATCTCTATCGACGGCCGTATCCCCATCGGATTCTATACCAACACCAGCAATATGAGATCCTGTTCCGGCATCACCTATGACTAGCATTTCACCAGAGGTTGTATCTAAGTTATGAATTATTAAAGTCGTTCCGGTGTTATCAACCAAGATATTACTTATGTCACCACTTGTAATCGCTAATTCTATAGCTTTTTCAATTTGAGCCATAATCTCAGTAATAGTACCACCGCCCGCATTACAGCCAACAGTTATAAGAGCAGAGTCGGTACCAGTACCACCGGTTGGATTTCTTGATGCCGCAGCAGAGATGTCAACAGATTCATCAAAAGTAATTTCAAACTTCAAACCATCACCAGCAGCAGCAGCGGCATGTAGGGTTCCACTAGCAGTACCTCTAATAAATCTTAACTTTACTTGATTGGCATCACCAACATCATTAGCAGCAAACCCAGATCCCTGTTTAAGCGTAATCGATGTCGACTCACCAAGTTTAGCATCATCAGCAACAAAAAGCCCGTATGCTGTTGAATTTGTGGCAGAAGTTGCAACTCTTGCTCCGCTTGAACCAGATACTTGCCATCCGGCATATCCGGAATCATCAACCGCTTGAGGATGTTGATCTCCGAGCAAACGGACAACGTTAACGGGGCTTGTGCGAGAAGCCAACCAAGATTGAGCAGCATATGCCGCATATGTTGGAGCGGACAATTGAGGTCCATCTCTCCAAATATCACCTTTAAGTGATGACCCACCGGGAACGGGATTTCCGTAAACATCAATAAAGTAATCCAAAGAACGAACCTTTGCTGGTTTCATTCCGGGTCCTTTTCTAAAGCGTCCAATGATGATTGGACCATCCGCATCAACTTGAGCGGGAAGGATAGATTGATCAACTTCGCGGATTTCTATACCGGGTGATAAAAAATCAAATTTTCTGGGCATTAATATAACTCCTATAAACTATGTATTCTCTATAAATAGTATGCCATTAGTCCAATGGCCAAATACTATCTTCTGTACTTTTTGTCTTTCTTTTTCCATGGGATGTCGTCCTCAAGTATAACTCTTTCTCTTGGGAGTTTAATTTCGACAATTGTTTCTTTCTTAATAACTTTTGGTCTCTCTTCATTCGGAGAGCCGTCGCCATGGATATATCCGAGAACCTTTATGTTTATCTTCGTCTCAAACTTTCTTTCCTCTTCTCCCATTGAAGCGAGGTTGTTTGAAGCTTCAAAAGCTCCTTCGATGAAAGCTTCGTATGTGTGGTTCTCTGTTCTTAACAATAAATGATTGATTTGTCCTGTTTTTGAGATAAACGGAGCAACTAATTGATTCATCTGTTGTTGGTATTCTGTTCTCAATGTAATTGCATACATCACCTTTATATATACGGGGAGAGGAACGTAAAATACGTCATATACAATCTTTTTTGAATCATGAGGGAAGTAAGATTGCCCTTTCTTCCTCTTTGCCTCCGCCGCTTGGTAATTTCTTGTCTTTTCTTGATTAATTTGGGAAATAACCCTAAAGGCTCCGTTCTTATATTCTCTTTCTCCATCTCTTGGAGGTTCGATATGAGCTTGGATAGCTCCTTTGAACGTTTTATCCTTTTCCAAAGAGGATCTTTGCACTGTAACCAATGGAAGCTTCAAGTTACCGTCGAGATCTCTAATATCTGAGTTGCTTTTGATTTGAAAGCTTCGTTCCGAGCCTAACCATAGCACGGGAACCTTTTGCATACCTTTATTTGTCACTGTATGCAGGTCCAATGTCTTATCGATGAAGTTTTTAACACTAAAATCAACATCTTCGATCATTGAAGGTACAAATTTAAATTCTTTTTCTTTATCCGGCATCGAACAGGCTGCTCCTTGATATAATACACTCAGCTTGTATCTCAAAGCGGTGCTCTGGTTGTCCAAAAAGTAATTTTGGCTCCATTAACTTGACAATCTCGAAGAAACTGTCTCCATAACGAACAAAATCTCCCTCTCGGACATATAAATCTTGATCTTCGGTCAATCTTCTCTTGTGAAAGTTAACCTTTATCTTAAATGACTTGTCAACGGCGATATTCTCGGCATAAGTTGACTCAAGACCTTGAAATTCAACGAGAGCGTAGACTCTAACGGGAGGAAGGAACGTTTTTTCGATCGCTTCTCCATATAATGGGTGATAATTTGTGTGTTCAATGTCCAAAGGGAAGTACAAAACCTGTTGACCAACAACTCTTTCAATAATTTCATCATTGACTTGCTTAACAAGGTCTCTTTCTTTCTCTCCGAAGAACATTGGCGGAGGAGGAGCATCGGGTTTGTTCCATTTGTTATCTTTTGACATTTAATTACCCCACAAATATCTTCAAAGGAGACTTCTCTTCAATCTTCTGAGTGTTATCGGACATTGCCGCATCTTTCTCGGCAAGTTTAGCATATGTCATCTCATCAAGGTTGGTCTTAAGTTCTTCTCTTAATGCCGTCATCTCATCTTTTGCTTGAGAAAGAAGATCGGATGCATTGAGACTAACGCTTTCTCCGGGAATTGGCACGGAATTTCCAAATTTACCTCGAACTTGACCAAGAGTTTCCTTGGATAGAGCGAGAGCAAACCTTCTTATCCATTGCTTTCCAATTGAATTTATGCTTTCATATGAGATGTTCTCAAATGGAAGATTGTTCATGTTGTTGACCCCATTCTCACCACCGTCTGTAGTGTCAGAAAATGGCCCAGTTTCAACAGTAAATCGAAACCAAAACTTTTCGGGGGATACACCACTAGGTATTGGATATAGCCTTAATTTATTGTCGATAATCTCATAAGAATAATGTGAAGTTCGCGTATACAAATGATCCTCATAAGTAACGGCTTGCATCTTATTATGCCAAGCTGGGATTACATTAAAAGTTGAAGTATCCGCGTATTGACCGTAGTTATGAAAATCTCCAACAACATTAAGTCCACCGTAGTATCCGTAGAATCTCCACATAGCAACGGGAGTTCTGTAATATACTTCTCTAATTTTGATTCTTTTGTCTCGATCGATTGAGGCATACGGAACACCTCCGGCCAATGCTGACGCCGAGACTATGCTTTGAAGGTCATAGTCTTGTTGATTTGCGACCGTATCTAGAGATGCGGAATAGATTGTGTCTGTTCCTCCAATCCCGGCTTCTGTTGCAAAACCATCTCCCATACGATAAGCATAGTCAAACCTCATTTTGGGATACTTAAGAGCAGCTTGCATTCCACTCCCCGAAACATCTCCCTTGTGATCAAAAGATGATGTCGCTGATCCGAGAGCAAAAGAAAGAGCATTTCTTGATTGATGTACATTAAGGATGTATGAGTATTCTAATACGGCGGCTTCATAGTGAGCATACACGTTTGCGGCTTTTAATTCGATATCTAGAATATCTCCGCCTAAAGCTTTATAGGTAAAGGCAACCTGTGCAGCAGCACCAGATATAAATTCTGTTGATGGATTATAAACTCCAATTGGACACGAAGCTGTAACATCTCCGGTCGTTCCTGTTATTGGCAATATGATTGCGCTTGTTTGTGATGTTGGTGTGAGTGTTGGCAATGCCATTGTAGATCCTCCAATTCACAGTAATTAGTTTTGATAAAGAGAAAGCCTCTATTCAGAGGCTTTGTTGTGTTGATGCTGTTAGATTATTTAGAATTAGATTCTTTTTTCTTTGCAGCTTGTTTCTTTTTTTTAGCGGCTTCGGCTTTCTTTTTTGCCTCGGCTGCTTTTTTCTTTTCCGCTTCAGCGGCAAGAGCCCTTTTCTCTTTTGCTCTCATTCTGCGTCTACCTGACATATTAATACTCCTAATTTATTATACAAGATCGTCTGGTGCAACAAAGCCATAGATAAGAATGACAAATTTTCCAGCAGTCATCGCACCACTACCGCTGCCTGAGCCGTTCGTGATGTAAAGAAAATCATTGGCTAAAGAGTTATCATCGATATCCGCCGTCACATCTTGCCCGACTGCTGTAAGTCCGGCGAGACCTGAAATAGCAATGGTTGGACTAGCGGCTGTGTTGATTGCAGATGCATGTGCGTGAAAGTCCACATCAGTATCACCACCAGCCGGCGCTTCTAGGCAAACAACCCTCATTTCTGTAATAACACCAAACTTAGCTACTGTCAATTGAGTGATACTTGCGTCTTTTGAGACAACACCGATAGCATCAGTGTCAGCACCACCGCCAATAATTGAGGCTTTTGCTGTTCCCAAATCCATGACAATCTCAGTGATGATTTGAGATCCTTGCCTGTGTTGAGTGGCAGATACAATAGCATCTTTGATACCAGCGCCAGCAGATAGTTCTACTTTCTGCCCTAGTTTTTCCAAACTATAAAGTCTTTTGCGTCCTAAACGTTTCATAATATTTCTCCTTATAAATTTAATATTATTGCAATAACTTGTGTCTAATCAATGAAACATACCAGCGGCCTCGGCATGAATCTTTCTAGGGACAGCCGCCCCGTCCCAAGGAGAATAAATCCAAGTCTCAATAATTAGTGATCAAAAAAGTAAAAAACCCCCAACCAAAATGGAAGGGGGTTTCGGTGATTAACTAATCAGAGATTAGGAAGAACCTTCTTCACCAAGAAGTCCACGACAGATTACGAGACCGTA